GAAGAGCGTTATTTTGGCGTTCCTAACGGAATGAGAAATACGGCTTTGTATGTCTTAGACATAAAAACACCGAAGTTTAAAAAGTATCGTATTCCCGCACCAAATAACCCGTACTTTACAAAAGAAGACTGGGATGATGCTTTGTCTAAATACGGTGGTGAGTCTGCAGATATCTTTCAGCAGCTAATTCTGGGTAAGCACGGATCTCCCTCGTTCCAGGTTATTTCTCGTGATCAAATGAAAATACTGCCGTTTGATTTCTACACTTATCGATATAGTTCCAACGAAAAAGATAAAGGTAGAACGTATCAAGAGGCTTTACCAGTCGTCAAGATACCCAAATGTGACAGCGTTATTTTCGCAATAGACACCGGCTTTAGCGATCCGACAATTATACAAGTAATTGGATTGATTGATAATGTTTGGCATTCGCTGGTTCGTTACAGAATACAGCGTATTGACTATCCGGAACAGGAAAAAATTATAGACTACCTCGCGCGCGGGTACAACGCAAGCAGAATCGCTATCGACGTAGGAGCTGGCGGCGGAGGGGCAGGAATTGTACAGAGTCTTAAAACTCGTCCCGAATTTGCCTCGGGTAATTACGCAGCCAGAATAGAAGCAATTCAGTTCAACGAGAAGGTAGGCGTAGGCTCTATCTCCGACGAACAGGAAATAACTGAGTCGTTTAAAGCTTGGGCAACCACTGAGTTAATTCGTCAGATTACCAACGGGAATCTTGTATTTTCCGAGGTAGACGCTGAGGGTATTTCGCAGTTAGAGCGCGTAGCTCGACAACGCAGAGCTTCAGGACACATGCACTACTACGTCGTATCCCCACGCGGACACGGTGAGAGTACTGATGACCACATCTACGCAAGCTATCTTTGTTTTATTGGCGCACTTCGTCTTCCGGTGGTTGCTCCTAAAAGCAACGCATTGGCACGATCAGCAGCCTATCACACAGTGAGGTGATTATGAATAAGTCCTTTTCAAGTAAAGCCGTGGCGGGTTTTTCGCCAAATCCAATTTTTACTTACAATTTAAATGTAGTAGGTTACTACGACCCACTTAATCAACCGTTCGATAACACAAAGCGGTACACGTACCACGAGATGATTGTCTTCTGTCGATACTTTTATGAGCGAGACACAATTGCACGTACGGTTATTAACCGACTAGTCAACCTAGGCGTCACTAAACTTCGAAATAAGAAAACAAGTGATGATGTCAACGCCCTGTTTTTTGACGCGGTAGCTGAAAAAATACAGCCTTTTCTGAAGTTAATGGCGACTGAGTATTTTGTACACGGTTTGGTTGTCCCGGGGATTACTTACAAAACAATTATGATGAATAAGCTCAATCCGGCACTCGGTCGTAAAAGAGTAGAAGTACCGGACGAGATGTGGGTGCGGAACGCAGCAAATATTAAACTGCGTAAGCGACCAACCGGTATGCAACGTGCGTTGTACTTACAAATACCTGAAGAGGAGGCTAGCTTTATCCAACATAAAGGAAAGCGCTTAGACGGTACAGATGACATGGAAGCATACAAAGAGTTACTTCGACAATCACCTGAATATGTACGCGCTGTGCAGAACGGACAACGTATATTCCCGCTCACGGACAGCAGAGCTATTTACGGAGATTTGACGTCGTACGCAGACTACCCAGTACCATATCTTCAGAATGCGCTTTCGGCTATGCAGCACAAAGAATACTTGAAGATAATGGATCGCACGATTGTCTCCAGATCTATTGAGCTTCTGCGGCAGGTTAAGATAGGTAGTGACGAGTATCCGGCTACCGATGATGACATCGAGGCCACACAAAAGGCAATCGCACAGGCATCGGCATCGGGAGATCGAGTTTTTAATTTGTTCACCAATCACACGGTAGATATCCAATGGGTGCTACCGCCACTTGACGCGTTGCTTAATGAATCTAAGTACGCGGAACCAAACGCCGATATTTTTCTCGCTATGGGTTTTCCTCGTATTCTTACAGTAGGCGAATCTCTGCGTAGTAACTCTTCAGATAGCCGAATAGCTACCTTAGGTCCGATGTCAACACTTACGGAAGTTCGCGAACGCATTCTGAGCTGGATTGAGTGGTTCTACGAAGACCTTGCTGAAAGAAATAACCTAACAACCTGGCCTAAACCCTACTTCAGTCCAATTCAATTCCAGGACATGACCGCTCTAACCCAGTTTGCTATTCAAGCTCAGCAGATTGGCGCTATTAGCAAGGATACGATCTCCCAACTTTATGGGACGACTTACGAGGAAGAGCAGCAAAAAATAAGTTTTGAGGTAAAAGCTGATGACACAAATCAACAAGAACCCGGAACACCAGAAGAACCTGGTAATGTCCCCGGGACAGGGGTACAGCCTCCGGAAGGGCAATGATCCCTACAAATCGTTTGTTGTGCACACTACGAACGGTGCACCAAATTCGCGCAGCTTGGCTGAGCTTTCCTTTCTTGTAAACTCCCCTAACGTGTCGGCTCACTACTTAATTGGAAAGGATGGTACCATTTATCAAATACTGGCGCCGGAGAACTATGTAGCATGGCATGCAGGTGAGGTTAGTAAGGACGTTTACAGTAACTTTAGCTCGATTGGTGTGGAGGTTCACTTCACACCCAAAGACGTTAGTTGGACTGGTTATATGTATGCCGGACTGACTCGCCTTGCGCGGGTCTACTCAACACTCGAGATGGTAACGCATCGATTTATTGCTCGTCCGGCCGGTAGAAAAATTGATCCCTCCGGATTTACAGACGGACAGTTTAAGCAGTGGTCGTCTAACTTAAACAAGGAATATCGACTAGCCAAACTGACCGTTAACTGCAATGTACGAAGCCAGGCAGAATTTGGTAACAATATTATTGGGGTTTATCCAAAAGGTTCAGTTGTTGTTGTAAACAAGAATCCAACCGAAGGGGCAAGCTACAACAACAACAATTTGTGGTATAATGCTAACTGGGCCGGATACATACACGCATCCCTAATTGAATTAGGAGAAACTGTATGAGCGAAGAAAGCACAATGCCCGCAATTGTTAGTGCACTTGTAACGCTGCTTCTCGCCTGGTTTGGCTTTAAGAAAAGCAGTCAGGACGCAAACACAAAGTTTCAAGAAAGCTTACTCTCTCGTATAGAGTCGCTTGAAAATGATAACGAGTATCTTCGGAAAAAGAACGAGGAACTACTCAGCGACAATCTGCAAGAGCGCCAAAAACAAATGGAACTTGAGCAAAAGATACAGCAGATGGAGCACGAGAAATTACGAATGCTCGATCGTATTCAAGACTTAGAGATGAAAGTTAAGAACCTTATTGACTCGCGAGCGAGTTAATTAGTTCAATTTTCACTTAAGTATATTTTATGTAGTCAGAGGAGAATATCTTTATGGAATCTCAATCAATGGAAACCCTGTACACCGTTCTTATCGGTATTGTCATCCCAGTGTTTGTTTCGCGGCTTAAGAAGACTTCCTGGACCAGTCAATTTAAGTTTCTGGTGGCCTTCTTGTTCGCAATTGCGGCCTCTGCCGTAGTGCCAATGGCTCAGCTCTTGGCAACCGGTTCATTTGATTTCGGTAATCTGCTTACATCGCTAACAGTCATTTTCACAACTTCGCAGGTTGTGTATCAGGGCGTAATTAAGACGATGCACGCCGAGGAGCTGATCAATCCGCAGGCAGCGCTTCTTTCGCTGATTAAGGAAGAAATTTCGATGTATATCGACACCCTTGATGAGCGAGATGTCAAAGACGTACTTAATCCAAATACATCGTCTTCATTCGAGATCGACATTAAACAGGTTGACGATTCCGAAGACGCGTAAATACGACAATCAATAACAATGAAATCTGAGGCGAGTTCCGCGTAGCGAGTTGCTTTGCTTTTAACGCTGTGATATACTCCGGTAATAGGAGGTGACATGGACTACTCAAAAGTGTGGTTAGTGACGAAGCGAGATGGAACGCAGTGTGTGATGAGGACTTTTGCTCCATCGTCTGCGCTGTACAATGCGGATGGTTCTTTAGCAAAAGAGGTATCTGAGGAAGAAGCAAAAGCAACAAAAGCAAAAAAGCGCGGGCGGCCCAGGAAGGACAAGGATAACGGTGCTTAAACTACTAACAATAATTACACTAGCCTGCAGCATGGAATGCTCTACAATCGAAGTGACTCCGCAAGCAGCAGCTATTGCTGCTTGCGAGTCAGGAAACACAGAAACCCTTGGAAGCGTGTCTTGGCGAGCTGCAAATTTTAACGATAACGGCACAGTCGACACCGGTGCTTTTCAGTTTAACTCCTACTGGATGTGGAACTTGAAAAATCCGTGGATGCTAAAAAAAGCGTTTGGCAGACAATGGGAAGATGTAATCTGGGAATACAAGTCGGCCGGATCTGCTCCTGAACATATTCAGTACGAAATGTTCAAGTCTGTATGGAACGACGGTAAAGGTTGGACGCATTGGAAAGCATCTCAAGCCTGCTGGTCAAAGTGGATGTACATAGATTCGGATAATATTGCAACATGGAGGGATTGAGTGAAGATACGGTACTGCATACTTACCCTTAATCAATTTGAATGGGTAGTGGATCAACACCTGCCTAGTCTGGACCCGTCACTAATTGACGGGGTGCACGTTCACATTAGTGAGGTCGGTACGCTGACATATAACAATGCAGCGGTGGCCGACCCGTTCGATGTTCCGGAACTAGTGACTCAGATGAACAGATTTACGGCTTTTAAAATATCCGTCTCTCTTAATAATCTAGGAGTTGCTAACGGCTGGAATCATTTTATCAAAGAGGCGTCTCGTGATGGTTACGATGCGGTCATTGTAGCTAACGACGACATCATCCTCTACGCAGGTGTGGTGGAGCGCTTTACTGAAAAAATGAAAGAGCACGAATTTGTGTGCTTTTCCGGTCAGAATGCATTCTCTTTCTTCGGTATTCATACACGACTGTTTGAAGAGGTAGGAGAGTTTGATGAGCAGTTTTGGCCAGCTTACTTTGAGGATAACGACTATCACTATCGTATGAAGTTAAAGGGCTTACCTACTGCGTATGTTGAGGATCCCTCGTATTTCCATCGTGTAAGCGCCACACTTACGGCTTTCGACTTTCAGCGGAAGATGATGCATCATCATAATTTCCGAAAGAACACAGAGTACTTTATACGAAAATGGGGAGGCAAGCCGCATGCAGAAACCTACACAATCCCCTTTGGTGATGAAAACGCTGATCACTCTGAAAGCGAATCTGCTCAAGCAGCCTTTGACCGATTTGAATCGTCTGCTACAGAAGATTGAAAGATCACTAGGCAGTGTTGGATTTACCACAGTATCCGATAATACACTGATTTGGCAAATCTACGCAGATAACTACGATAAAAACCTATGGGACACTGTTTCTTTAGGGAATGAAGTAGAAGTTTATGTGCAGCAGATTGATCGGATTTGGTAATTTAGTGAAGGAGCTTACTATGAGCAACGTCTACTACGAAGAGATCCCCGGAACTCCTTTTGGCGTGCTGGTTCTCCCGGATATCGTTGGGGGTTACCGCTGGTTTATTGCTCAAGGAGACGTAGATTTGGCAGACAATGAGTTTATCATGGAATGTCAGGAAACCTACAGCACCCCGTATGAGGCAGTTGAGGCAGCGTTGAAAGAGGCGACTATCGGATACGCCCGGTGGTCAACCGTTTTTGAGAGCAAGTTAAAAGAATGGACTGCTGGTTAATAGATAAGAATGGGGTGTAGCTTACTTAGCTACACCCCCTTTTTTTAATTTGGATGCTCTGCAGTAACAAGATATACATCCTGATCAAGCACTTCTTTTAATTTTTTCTGAATGCTTTCGCGATTGCCCCAATATTTTGCAATGATCTTTGTAGAGTCGGCGTGATACAGGATAATCTTAAACACGTTCAGTGGATCATTGAACAACACGTATTCAGCAAGCACAGGAACAATATCAAAACGCCAATTTTGTGCTAGTGCCGGAGTATCTGCGTTTGTTGTAAACGCTGCGGTCCACCCGTTAAAAGCCCAATTTTGTGGATGATTAGCTGACCAGTGATCTCCCAAAAAAAGCGTTCGTTCTAGCAGTATGATTTGACTCGACTCAAAGTAATCAGTCATGGCTTCCTCCTTTCCGGTAAATCCGGTATGCTTTAGTATATCACGACTTGATTTTATTTTGAGTTTGGCGTATTCTTGTATTGGTTAGCGTAGGCGTCCTAAGAAGGAGTGAAGAATGCAATTCGATCGAACTCTACCAAGCCCCTGGCCCGAGGATCTGTACTGGTTCGACTTGTACGATCATTACCCGCTATTGATTAGGTATGCGAGTTATTACTCGGATGATTTTGTAAGTCGACATGATAGTGTAAGTATGTGGTATTACGGAAAACACGCTAACATGGACGCAAATCATGACAACTACGTTGACGTTGTGAATTTACTTCTAGTACACTTGGAAGCGTACGAATTTTTACAGTGAGGTGTTTTATGGAAGAGAATGTATTGCCACAGGGAGAAGTGCGGATTGAATATCCGTTTCCGTCGTGTCCGTTGGGATTTGCGCTATTTACTCATGCAGTAAACAGTTATGAGTTGTGCCTTGTTGAGGTTATAACTACGCAGATCTTGCTGCGAATTGGTATTTTTAAAACGATGGCCGAAGTGCAGGAAGAATACAAGCACTTTGTTGATACGTTTACAATCTCTATGCGTGAAATTGACTGGAACGACTAGGAGAGTGGTATGACTGCAGTATCAGTGCGGAATCTTCAATTTGACTTTGTATCAGAGCAGATTCTTGGGGCCTGGAAACCTTGGCAGTGTTTTCATTCCGTAGGTGGCGATGTATTCGATTTGGCGCGTACACAATTTAAAACAAACAGTACTTATCGCCTGTGTGGAATTGTACACGTGTGGCATCAAGACAAAGCACGCATCGCTCTTTTTAAAATTGAGAACACTGATGAGTACATGTCAGGGGAATACGTGCTCATGTGGTGGGATGTCGGTCAAGAAGGCAAGGTTGAGTCTACAGGCATGTACGGAGCCACAAACATCGCGCAAGCCATAGCCAGCGCAGGATTTTGCGAGTATCGCGAGCCAAAACAGGTTGCTACGGAGTACAGTACGTACATCGGGGATGTCTCGCAGTGGTACCGCTGGCATTCGATGGATGAAATAATGGCAGAACTGCATGATTGACGACATGCTTCACTGGCTAGAGGTGAGTCCCGTCGACTCACCTCTCTTCTTCGGATCGACACAGCTAGAACGGTATAAGCTTATGTTCGGTACGATTGAACGTGAGATTGAGCTTGTGTTCTGGCATCATGATGGTATTATTCAGAACGCTTTTTTTCCGCAGTATGACATTGAAGATTCGTACACAGTCGAACTTACGGTCATTCGTCAGGAAGAATACAATCTGTTGATTAGCCGCACCGACACAAAGGATCTAGCCTCCGCTCGAGCCTGTGTCGACTTCTACAAGAAACTCTGCACGAAAGGATTAGACGATGAATTTGAATAGATATGATACAATGAAAAAGCCACACAGTGGCCGCTCGAAAATTTTTGAATGGTATAGGAGTTTACGTATGGAAAACATTACTGGGTGGGTAAGCAGCGGTGTCATCGGGTTGTTTGTCGGTGTTATCTTTATCGCTGTCACTTTTTCGATTGCGTGGTTTTTCTTGACGCTCGCCGAGCGTTCGGAGAGCGTGGATGAGTAATTTAGACACTCCTGCATTTTTGGGTGTGCTTCCTCGATGGGTTGTATACCAGCTCCACACGAGTAACGAGTCTATTGATGATTTGTTTGAAGTTGTCCTGGACTTGGGACGCGTTCCCGAGGCTCGCTATAGAAACGCGACAATTCTCTTGGGCAACCAAGAGGTCACTGATTGGGATCTCGATGAGTCGGTTAAGATGCTGAAGTTTGGCGAAGACAACCGTGCAGGCCTTCCCCGCATGCTTCACCGCATTTCCGCGATTCGCAGTCGCTCTGGCAAGGTTGTGGGCCTCACTTGCCGCTTTGGCCGAGCCGTCACTGGTACGATCTCCCTGATCGAGGACCTCGTGGCCTCAGGGAAGAGCGTGTTGATCCTGGGCCGTCCTGGTGTTGGTAAGACCACTATGCTTCGTGAGACTGCCCGTGTGTTGGCCGACGAGATGAAGAAGCGTGTGATTATCGTCGACACGTCGAACGAAATCGCCGGTGACGGGGATATTGCTCACTCAGGCATCGGTCGTGCTCGTCGTAT